AATCTAAAAAAAATGAGTTAAACTGCACAGTTGAGATTATTTCACCTGCTGAAATTAAAAAACTTAATAATATGTTTGACTCAAATCATCATTTACTAGTAACATATGGTGATGAAAAATTATATATCAATGAGGTTATGTCAGTAATAGTAGATAGAATGAGAAATAGATGGATTCATAAAGAAAGCATTGATATTCAAGATTTTAATGAATCTGTAAATTTTTGTTATATTCATGATTTAATACAAAATAGAGAACAAACTAGACCCAGATTTTCTATATTTACTACTTGTTATAAATCATATGAAAAAATTTATAGAGCATATAATAGTTTGAAAACTCAAGTTTTAAAAGATTGGGAATGGGTATTATTAGATGATTCTCCAGAAGATGAACATTTTAATTTTTTAAGAAAAATAGCAAAACAAGATAAAAGAATTAGATTATATAAAAGAGACTGTAATAGTGGTAATATAGGTAATGTTAAAAATGAAGCTGTTGGATTATGTAGAGGTAAATATGTATTAGAATTAGACCACGATGATATTATCTTTCCAAAAATATTACAAGAAGCATATGATGTTTTTGAAAAAGATGAGGAAATAGGGTTTGTATATGCTGATTTTGCAAATATTTATGAAAATGGTTCTAATTTTAGTTATAATGATTACTTAGGCAAGGGATATGCAGGTTATTATATGCAAAAATTTAATAATCATTGGTTTAAAATATGCTCGTGTCCTGGAATTAATAATATTACCACTAGTCATTTAGTTTGCTTACCAAATCATCCTAGAATGTGGCGCAGGAAAACATTATTAGAATTGGGGAATTATAGTGAATTTTTACCAATATGCGATGATTTCGAAATACTAATGAGAACAATGTGTAATACAAAGGTTGCAAAGATACATAAGATTGGATATATACAATTTATGAATGACAATGCAAATAATTTTTCTTTAATTAGAAATGGAGAGATTAATAGATTAGGACCTTGTTGGATTCAACCAATTTTTTATGAAAAATATAAGGTAAATGAGATTATGAAATCAAAGGGCGCATATGAAGATAGTAAATATATACACGATGTTCATAAACAAATTTGGAAAAGAGATAATACTTGGCAACATAAAAAAACAAATATAACTGTTAATCCCGATTATGATAAACAATATTGTATTATTGGATATAATAGTTTATCAAATGATAATGTTAAAAAAGCGTATGAAAATCATAGAAATGATTTTATGGTATTAGATAACACAATGAAAACTGAAGACCTGATAAATCATATAGAATCATTAGGATATTCTAGAATGAAATGTTATTCTTTGTTAGATACAACTGAAAATGAGTTAATTAATTATTTTCATTTAATTTGCAAATATACAGACAATTATGAAATTATTCTTAATTATTCTACTAGCAGGCACGGTATTATAAATCATCATACAAAAAATATGAATAGTTATCTCGAAATAGGGGTTGAATACGGGCACTCGTTTTCAAAAATAAATATAAAAGATAAAATAGGTGTAGACCCAGACCCAAAAATAGATGATGAAAGAATAGAAAAACTTACTAGCGATGATTTTTTTGAAAAAAATACAAAAAACTTTGATGCTATTTTTATTGATGGAATGCACCAAAGTGATTATGTGTTAAGAGATTTTAATAATTCTATAGAATGTTTAAATGAAAATGGAGTAATAATAATAGATGATATAGTGCCAGATAATGAAAGAGAACAGCATAAAATTCCAATTAAACACGAGTATGAAAATGGTATATTAAAATATAGAGAACCGTGGACTGGAGATGTTTGGAAGGTAGCTTACTACTTGATTAAAAATTTTAAAAAAATAAATTGCACTGTTTATAGACACCCAAATTATAGAGGAATTGGTGTTTTCAGGATTACGGAAAAAATAAAAATCTCTCCAGATAAGATAAATGAAATTCAAAATTATGATTATAAAAAAGATTTTACTGATTATTTAAATCTAATAAGCCCTACAGACAAAACAACTCTACTTTGTAATAAGGAATTTCTTAAAAGTAAACCATTTAATCATATTATAATTGATAATTTTGTAGATAGAAATGAACTACTTAAAATAGAGCAAAATATAAGAGATATGGATGATTCTTTATTTTTAAAAGCCCAAGTTACTGGATTATCGAATGTAAGTGTTAATAAGTTATATTTAATGGATGTAAGTAATTGTGACGAAAGTATAAAAAAGATGGTGAATTATTTAAATTCTGATGAAATGGTAAAAACATTAGAAGATATTACAGGTATAAAGGGTTTACAGAGTGATAATTTCCATATGGGAGGTGGTATACATAAAACACAGAGAGGTGGTCATTTAAATATACACGCTGATTTCAATAAACATAGAGAAACAGGTAAGTATAGGAGAGTAAATTTATTATTATATATGAATAGTAATTATAAGAAAGAATACCAAGGAGAGTTAGAATTATGGAGTAAGGATATGAAAAAATGTGAGAAAAAGATAGAGCCATTATTTAATAGAGCAGTTATATTTCGAACTACAGATGATGCTTTTCATGGTCATCTAGGCAAATGGCTAGGACCAGATGGTTATGATAGATTATCTTTTGCAATGTATTATTATACAGATGATAGACCTGAAAATGAAAAATCTGATGCGGCATTTGCACAATGGCAAACTCCTGTTATGCCCCGTGGCTGATTAAATATATATTTAAAATTAATTTATATATTTAACAAGTCTGTCGTTCAGTAGAAAAGAAAAATACTTGAAAAAGCCTACCAGATTGTTTGTCAAATCCAAAATAATCCATTGACATATGGAATGAATTTGCATTAAAAAGAACTAATCTGTTGAAAATATTACCAACTTTATCTACTAATTCCCATTTTGTAACATCTTGTGTATATTTATTTATTTCATCCGCATTTCCCCTGATTTTTTGCTCATAATCAAATCTGGTTCCATCTTGAAATTTATAAAGTCCTGTCCCAGCATTTACAGGAGCTCCTGGTGTCATATATAAAACTCCTGCCCAGTTATTCCAGCTATCGACATGAAACCAAGACCTATCTCTAGATGTTGTATATTGAAAAGCACCATTATAATTTTTATCATCTTTTTCTAATGGAAACATAGTAATTTTGCCTCCAAATGGATAAATCCATTTTTGTATTAAATCTCTAATTTCTTCTGTAGCATAAGATAGTGTTCTTTGACCTGGATAGTTTCCTCTTACTTTAAATTCTTGTTGAAGAATATGATGTCTAACTTCCATAGGATTGTTATAAAAATTATCAATTACTATTGATATTGGTGTAGGAGGAGTAACTGATGTGTTTATTATATTTTTTGGCGCAGTTGTATTTATTTGTGGAACTTTGTTAATAATATTTTCAATTATTTCATTTTCTGTAATTTTGTATTTTTGAATTAATTGTTCGCTTTTTTTTCTAGTCTGACTGTCAATTAAATTCTGTAATTTAAATTTTTCTAACAACTTTTTATTTTTACTTTTTACTGTTAATAAAGGTGTATAAACCTTTTGATTAGGAACATATCTACAATTATTAGGTATTGTTGTTTTAAATTCTTCACATTCAAAACCAACAAAATCATTGATATATAAACACGAGTTTGTGTTACTAACTGAATAATAACTTAATCTACTACCAAAATCTGTATGATTTTTGAATACCATATATGCAAATTTATTAAATCTTGTATAATTATGTGCATCATTAAGAGGATGGTCGTCAAAAAAAATACAATCAAACTTCTCACAAGTTCTTAATACATCTTCCCATCTACCTTTTACTAGTTCTACTTTTGGATATTTTTTTTTAAATTCTTCAACTTTCTCCCAAACTTCTGGAGAACATTCTATAATTGTATGTTTTTTTACTTTATCATATCTCTGGATAGCTGTAGCTGAATAACCTAATCCAAAACCTATTTCTAACACATTTCCAAAAGGATTTAGTTTTTTTATACAAGCTTCCATGTAAGGTTTTTCCCATTCCATCATTATTTGGTCTTGTATGTCAGGAACTGTCAATATTTCTTTACCATTTTCATCTTTTTCATATTTTGGATTCATATAAATAAATTTTAGTTTTCATTTTAAATAAGTTATCTAATTATTTAAAATTTTATGAGGCGGTTGTTTCTATTATGCTCCAAATTGCACCATTCCAAATATATAGCTTATCGTCTGTTATATTAAATCTAATTTCACCCATAATACCTGCTGATGTTGGAACTGCAGTAATTATTCTAGCAAAGGAACTAGCTGATTGAGGAAAATTTAATGTTCTCATATAAATACTATTATTTGTTACATCTGTTCCAGCTACATATCCTACTAATACATTACCATTATCATCATTTTCAGTAACTTCACTATAATTATTATAATTTAAATATAACGGAGCACCTATTTCGTCAGGCGTCAAAGTAGTTTTAAGACCAGCAACTGCACTATTATCTAAGTCTATATCAAATCCGCTTGACCGTGTATCAGCATCACTATGAAAAGTAAATCTTATATATCGTGCATCAATTGCATTAAAATTTTGAAGGTCCTTCTTAGCTGAGGATAAAAATCTATGAGGAAAATAATTTGCTGTATCTGAGCCTAAATTAATGACCCCAAATGCAGAATCATTACCACCTAAATCTTCTGGGCGATAATTAACCTCACTAGCATCATTATCAGTATCTACAAAATACAAATGTTTTGAAATATTAGGTGCTACTCTTTGGTTTAAATTTTGCCATTTATCATTATCATCGCTATATTCTATTTTTAACCAATCACGCAAGCGCCTAGAGCCACCAGCATCAGCAGGGGTTTCGAAACTAAAATCATTTACTCTCATTAAAAAAGTATTTCCTTCTCCTGCATCAAACTTTTCTCTAAAATTTTTATCATTTGAATAATTACCGTCTCCTCCATCATCTAAAAATTTAATAGGTCCTGTAACAGTTATAGGGTCTGCGGCATTCGTTCTCTTAATAGTTCCATCATTATTTCGTCCAAACACCCAACTATTTCCCTGATGAGTTCCATAAACTGCAGAGTCAGTGCCCATTCTAATATCAGCCATTGATTTTTTATCATTATTATCAGTTTCTCTCTTGGCAGTAATATATCCATTTGATAATATATCAACATCTTCATTCGCTAATTTTGTTTCTATTGCTATTCCCAAAATATCTTGTAGTGTTGTTTCTGCATCACAAGCTTTTGCAGTAATTGGACCAGTTGGGCTTACATCTAAACATACAGGTTGACCAGCAGAAATATCTGTTGATAAGGTATATGTTGATATTGACCCAACAAAATCACTACCGGAATTAATAATATCGTTATCTTTGGGTGCTGGACCACCTATAATAGCGTTTAACGAACCAAAATTAGGTGCTCCTGAAACATCTAAATTTCTTGAATCCATATAAAATACATCAT